CACATCCGTCTTTAGAAGCTAAAAGCGACAAATCTACAAGTATTAATTCAAAAAAGACTGTTTTTTCTTCTTTACTAGCAAAGGGAAAAACTAAATCACCGACTACATCTGTTAGTTTTTCGGCCATTAGTGAAGTCTGTGTAGGATCGCTGTAATAGTCAATTTTTTGGCTCATTGTTTTTCTCTGATTTATTTAGTAATTTTTTACTGATAACTGACAACTAATCCTAACTTAATCTCTCTACAAAATCAATAAGTTTTTCCCAAAGAGTTACAGGAAAATCTACGGTCATTGTATCATTGTCTGTTTGCCTTGCGTTCCCCTCGTTTACTAAGGTCATCAGCAGGTATTTAATATCCTTAGCTTTGGGAGTAAGTTTAACGGGTTTTGGCTCTAATTCGTCACTGGGTTTTACGTTTCCATCAGAGTCCAAAAAAGTTGGATTTTTAGACTCTATAAAGTTGGCTGTTACCGATTCGACTAATTCCCCAGTGGCTTTTATTCCTTTTTCTTCCGCTATAGCTACAGTCTCTAAAAGAACATTTTCTTTCTCCGAGAGTGTTAGTTCATTTTTCCTTACAAGATTGTGTAAAGTCGTCTCCGATACTTTACCTTCGATTGCTTTTAATGTCGGACTAGACATCGAAGAAATCTCTAGAGTCCGATCATATTCTGATTTTTTCCATCCAGTTTTTTCGCAAAACTGTTGGTAGGACTGTTCTTCAGTTAAACCAGCTAATCTATCCTCGTGTAAATGCCGTCTGATCAGTTTCGCTTTGTCGTACACCGATAGTTTTTCGCTATCAGTGCCGTAAGAAAGCATTTGATATTCTAGATCACGGACAGTCAATCCTCCAATTAGAGGCTTAATAATCGCCGAAACATTAGGAATAATAATTCCTTGAGACGCTAAAAGCAACCAAGCTAATACCCTTCGATGCCCGTCCATAGGAAACAGTCGATCACCGTCTGCAATCAAGTGTAAAGGTTGATAAATTGTTCCCGATGCCAGTATCTTATCGGCTAGTTCTTTAATTAACTCCAAGTCGTAGGTAACGCGGGTATTCCATCCGTTTTCCCCTGCGATAACCTCGATTAAATCGAGGCTAAAGGTTAAAAGAGTTTCATCAGGCAAGACGTGCATTTTGCCGTCGTTACGAAGCCCTATTCTTGGTCCGACAAAGTGACCATTGGCTAATCTGAAAGAAATTAGCTGGGGATCGACTACGATTAACTCTCCTCTTGCAGACCCATAAGTTCTGATTTTGTCTCTTGATTTTGCGCTCATTTTGTTACTCCTCAGTTGTGCTTGGGTTGTAAGTTAGTCCCCAGATGTGAGACGTTCCGTATATTTCTTTATAATCACCCTCTACTACAAAATTAGAGGCTATAGCGATAGCTTCCATAAACAAGTTAGCATCCTTTTTCAACTGTTTAGGGATAGGAACATCTGTCTTACAAAAAGCAAGAAATAACCACACCCAAAATGTTATTTTCTTTGTAATAGATTGATTCCAATCGTAATTACCAAGAACAAGACAATCCATTATATTGCCCTTGATTGCGGATTTATAAAACAGTTCTAAATAGTCTAATTTAGGATTCTGTTTCACTTCTAATAGTAAAGTATCAACGTATTGTTTAGCTTCGGTAGGCAAGCTATTGTATTTTCTCTGAACTAGCATTGCGCGTTGAATGTCCATTGGGTTACTCCTTCTGTAGATTATTTTTAGTTGTTTCTTGCTTTATTCGTAGTCCCATCAATGGGAGAATGACATAACCCTCCTTTACAAGGTAACTAGCTATAACAAAAGATTGTAGAAAAAGACAATAGTTTTTCTTGAGAAGATTAGGTATTGCTACACCTGTTAAAATCGAAAAGATAAACTGGAGTATAGCAGTTTTAAAACGCCAAAAACATCCTACTTTCCTATTTGAATCAGCGTCAATAAATGCACTGCTTAAAAGACATTCTATATCATTGTCATCTGCTTTGATTACGCTTTCATAAACTCCTTCTAGTAGTTTTGATACAAAGGGGTTTTTTGATGTTTTAAGAACTAAGCGATCAACATATTGCTTGGCTTCTGTTGGCAACTCAGCGTAGCTTAAGTTGATTAGCACTCGATAGGTCAGGCTTTTCATTTTTTTACCCCTTAGTTGTATTGTCGGTTATTTCTTTATACCAGCTTTTTTCTGCTAGAAAAATCGACGCTAGTGTTAAAGCTTCTCTGAAAAGATCAAAATCTTTTTTAAGAGGAGAAGGAATAGCAACTCCTGTACATATAGGCATGAGAATAGTTATAACCCAAAATTTAACCCGATTAATAAAAGAGAGATTCCATTTACCATCGAATAAGTACAGATAGACGTATCCTTTTTGTATATCTCCTTCCCACCACCAGATTAATATCTCTTTAGTTATTTGGCTAGTTTGAGATTTTTTTAATAAATCATCAATCCAATTTTTTGAGTCAAGAGATAATTCGAGATATTTATTTTTAATCATAAGCTTATACAGCTCCTCTTTGAGATGCGAGTTGATGTTCACTGTTTTACTCCCTAATTGTGCTAGTTTTTACTTTTAAGGCATTTTTAGGTCTTCATAGCGTTTTCCCCATTCGTTAACAAGAATCGTAATTTCTGGAAAATTAATCGCCTTACCTTTAATCCATATATACGGATTATTTGATTCCGATAAACTTGTTAATGTTTCAAATAGCAAGTTCGTAGAATTGAAATCTACAAATGTTAGATTAATCTTGATTACTTTTTTAGTCTTGCCAGAATCGCAAGTAATCTCAAAATCTGCCCTTAATTGCTGTACTTGATCAATACCTACACTAAAAACTAGGTTAGCTACCAATCCATGTAAGCAAATACTTTCGACTTGCCTTGTACTTAAAACTTTCCATTGGTTTTTGCTGCTTTCAACTAAGATTTCTTGTATTTGCTGGAAAGTCAGTTCATCCCACCAATCACGACTTAAGAGATTCAGATTCATTTAATACTCCTTAATTTCCATTTTTAGATTTTTTAGCTTTTCAGGTCTTTATAGGTTGCTGATAACTGACGACTGACAACTGGCAACTAATTAAAAATCTTCACTGAGAAGTTCACCAGGATCAATATTTTCACTGCGAACTTCTATTACTGGCTTTTGCCTTGCCTCTATAGCTTTTTTTAGGAGGTCGGCTAATTCTTTTTCAGAGGTTGCTTGTTGGGCTATTTGCTCTGCTTCTGATTGAGGTAATCCTTGAGTTACAGCCCAAGTAATTCCAGCTTGTTTGCGTTCTGATAGCACCGACTGTGGTTTGTTTGGCAAAGATACTTCCACATCTACTACATTACCAGATTCGCCAATTTCAGCGCCTAACTCATCAGGATTATAAATAGGTGCGCCAAGTGCTAAGTCGGGGCAAAACTCACGGAATCCGTTAGAAATCGCCCTTGCAAAAAGCATATTTTTGGGGTATTTTTTCCAGTTAGGATTCCCTGCGAGAAGTCCCGCTACTTGGGCATCGTCTTTTGAAAAAGAACTAATTCCTAATGATTCCCAGTTGTTTTGCCAAAGCTCAAAAAACTCTAATTCGCAGATTTCTGGCGTGTGTTTAATTTTTTTGTATCGGTATTTACCCGATCCTTTAATTAAAGCTGCCATTAAATTAGCACTTAGTGCAGGCTTTCCTTGTATTAAATGAATACCAGTCATCGAGGCAAAAGCAGGAATGCCTAACTCTTTTCCCGCTAAAACTTTGACAAAACATTTAGCAGCACTTTGTACATCCCCAAACATTCCTGATTTTGCCAGAATATCAGAAACTTTGTAAATGTCATCGACTGTTTTAAGTTCTAATGGGGAAGATTTGATATTGACAATTTCACTAGACATAATGTTACTCCTAAAAAGAAAGGTTGCTAAGATCGCTAAATCTATAAGAAGAAGGAAACTCATCTGTTTCTTTGCCAGCAAAATACTTGACCACACTTGGGCAAGTGACATTATGAGCCTTTGTTACTTCCAGAAGTTTCGACATAACCACTTGCTGTGCTTGATTTAAAAGAAATTCATAGCAAGCATCAGCATCTTCGCCGTCTTCTGGTTTTCCATGAATATTTATACTCACATTCACAGACTCAAAGTTGCCAAGATTGACTTTCTGGCTATAATCTACCGAGATATGGGTGATAAGCATCTCTCCTCTAAAATTTGATTAATACAATCTTATAGTAGATTGCTAGAATTGTCAAGTATTTTTAAAAAAAAACTTGCAAAAAACTTACAAAAAGATAATAGTACAGAAGAACTAAGTTATTATCGTTAATAGATTGTAGATAAGGATATTAACAATGAAAGTCTTGATATATATAGGTTTCATCCTTTGTTGATACTGTTAACGCTATCCCCCAATATTATTTTTTTTTACACTCTTACTGTCTAGTTCGTTTATCGAAAATTTAGGATAAGGGGAAATAGCGATCGCTACAAGCCTAGAGTGTGTTTTAATGCTTGATCAATTTCTGCTGTCGGCATTGAGCCAATCACACGGTAAATTGTCAGGACTGATTGCCATTTTAGGTTAAGGCATAGCGAGAACCAATTTTACCGATTGCATCGGTGGCACTGAAACGAACGCTATCTTCCGCATCGGATAAAGCCTTGAGTAACCCAGGAATCGCTGTTTCTGTGCCAATCTTAGCCAAAGATTCAGCCGCTTTAGCGCAAATTCTGGGGTGGTTATCATCTAGTTTTTTAGAGAGGGAGTTAATGACGATTTTGGTATATTCATTAATTTTAAATCATATTGTTTTCTGTAGTGACTAATCGGAGTAACTTGTCTTTTGTCTCTGCCAAATTCTTATCTTCTGTATCGCGCTGTAAACTTTGAGTATTATAAATTTTTTTAATTAATTCTTCACCAGCATAAAAAACATTACTATCGGAATATTTGGTTGTACTGGCTTCTTCAAAAAGTATATTAATTCCCTCTGACCATTCAGCTTTTAACTCTAAGTCATCTACTTGCTCTAATAGATTATTACTAAGAGATTGAAGTTCTTGAAGCTGCGTTTTGACATGAGGTGCTTTAGCATAAATTCTTCCCCAAGTGGTCAAAAAATCGAGAGTTTGTTCGGCAATCAAAGGGGTTCCGTCCGCAAGACTAACTTTAAAAAAAGCGTCGAGGGCAGGGGCAAGAAGCGCAAAAATTGGCAATTCCCAACTATTGACAGAAGCGGTAAGAACAAGTAGGCTGATTCTAGATGGACTATCAGCGGGAATACTATTGCGAGATAAAATTGACGCAATAAATAACCAAATAACCTCATTATTAATCTCGCTGTCATTCTGTAGAAGCTTGCGTCCCAATACCCCTAAGCCGATTTCTGAAGCTTCGATCGATCCCAGTGCCAACAGAGCGGCAAACTCTCTAACTTGACTATCTACCTTTTTCAGATTGCCGAAAGCTCTATCAATTTCTTCTCTAGCTTTATCACTATCGCCAGAGTCTAAAAATTGTTGTACTCTTCTAAGCATCGTTCTACCTCTTAAATATCCGATTTCAATTTATTATATCTTCTTTATCTTTTTCTCCTCCTATAAAGCATCAACGGTATCAACAAACCTTGAAACCTAGTCAAGGTAAAGGTTTCGATTGTTAATAAGGTTATTAACAATCGAATTACAAAAGAACAGTAGATATACTTAGCATATTTAAATTAAATACTGCTATCTGCTTAGAGGATCGTTGCTAGTGATTCTTTAAAAGGCACTGGATAGCTTGAATTTTGAAAGACCCGTATTGTGTAAGCTGTTTGGACTGACCCCCAGTCGGCTATCTGTTGCGACTCTGTGTAAACGACGCTTCGGGCTGACGATACTGACCATTCTCGTTTTATTGTGGTTCCACTGTAAATTCTGACTACATAGCTGTCCAATTCTCCTGCTGCGTAAGCGATATCGATATAGTCAATCCAACGACCATTTAACCGCGTCCGTCGATACCAAGTAATAATTAAATCGTTGTTATCTTTTTCCCCTCTTACAGCACAAGGGAAAGGCTTCAATCCTTCTAAGGTGATTGTGTGAGAGACTTCCTCCTCTATATCGGTTTCAAGTAATCCATTAGGAACTACTTTTAATAAATATTCTCGATTAATATCAGAAAGATTTAAGGGGAATCGAACTAAAGAATTAGTTAGTAGCACAAATTTTTCCCCTATTATATGCTTAGAAATGGCTGGTTCAGTTCCTTTGACTCCACGAATTGTATATGAAATATCAAAGGTCAAGGGATTGTTGGACACAATAGTAGCATTTTTAAACGCTATAATTTCTCCGGTAGAGAACCAGCCTAATTGTTTGCCCGATAGAAAAGCTTCAAGGGTAACTGGCTCTAATTGCCCTGAATTTATGCTTACTCGTATCCAATTTAAATCGTCAATAAAACTAGGAGAAGCGTTGTTAAAATTTGGGGAGAAGCTTAATACAGTACCAGTTACGCTGTTGACGATATTGCCAACAGCAAAATCATAACTTAAGCCGTTGTCATCGGAATAAAATAAGGCTCCTCTGTTAAAACTAGAGTTACCTTCAATTGCCACATAAATTCCTATGTCGGTATCTCGGCTATTAACTATTGGGCATTCAATAGGAATAGCGTTAGCGCGTCCGTAGGGACGAGGAATGTTATTGTCTGGCGGAAATTCGTTATCTATAGGAATATCTGGTAAATATCCTACTCCTTGAAATCGAGTAGCTTCAATTTCAATTAAATAATTTACGCCTCTTACTTTCTTTGTGATTTGCATCAATTCCTGATGATAATTGTTATTATCATTAGTAAAAATTATATCCCCAACCTTTAAATTTTCCCATGCTGGTAACAAAAACATTTTTGAAAAAGTTTTTGATTGCGTTTTCCCTAAAAAAAGAATTTTTGAGGCAATATTCATGAAAAACATATCTATATCTATTAGCTTAGTTTGAAAACTAAGCTCGTTTGTGTGAGTATCTGATGGGTCTTTAGCTACTACGGTAATAGTTTCATAATTTTTTAAAACATTTAGTCCAGATACTGTAACGGCACTAGGAGTTTCTCTAAAATGAGTCAGTTTTTTTTCATTAAGGTCAATAGGATTTTCTCCAAATTTTTTAGACCCAAAAGAGCTTTTAGGGATAAAAATAGGATCAGATAATTGTTCTTGTCTTTTAAAAATGATTTTATCTTTTGGCTCCCTTGCCACAATAAAAAAAGCTCTCATAAGTTCTTCTAACTGATCAGCAAAAGATGTCCCGTCAAACAATAAATCAAATCCTTGAATTCGGTAATTATCAGGAATGTCAGTTACGTCAATTTGATCGTCTGTTCTACCGGCTAATTTACAAATAGTTTTCAAAATATCTTTTATTTTTGGATTGTTTCCACTTTCTCCAATCACCTCAACATCAATAGTAGGAAATCCAGTGCCGTCATAATTAGCAATCGGATAATTATTAAAAACTAAAAAAGACATTCCAGTAAAAGCAGGTACTGGATTAGATTCTTTTGATTGAATTACTGACGATGGTGTAGTTTGATTGCCAGTATAAATAGTTGTATGCTCAATAAACTTTAGGCTTTTTTCGTCATTAGTTTCGGAATTGTAAACGAGGACGCGGTTCATCCAAACTCGCCTAACAGAGCCAATTTTTCTAGCAATTGGATAAGCGGCTGTCAGAAAATAAGTGTAAACTTCGGTAGTTTGCCCACCACCACCTTTTCCGCCTTGTTTTTTGGATCTGACGACTTCCTTAAGGGGAATCCCCCACATCATAGTTAGCCCTTCTTTCCTTACCCTTCCAAAAGGATAGGATAGGCTTCTGCCGTATTCAGCATCAGGAACACCAGTATCCTCAATTTTTCCTTTTTGTTGGGTAGGGGGTTTAGGGGCAAATAGAGATAATAATAGGTTAGCTCCGATCCCTATTGCTACGGGAATGAGAAAATTAGCCACGGCTTTTTAAAAGATAGTATTTTCTCTATTCTAATAGGTTGAGTAGGAATCGAACCTACCTAAGCCGAATTATGAGTTCGTTGCCTTAACCGCTCGGCCATCAACCCTTGACCTATTTAGGAAAAAATAAAGTAGGAGAGATATTAAAAAAATCGGCTAATTTTTGAACGTGAATATCTGTTATCTCTCGCTGCCTATTAAAAATATCATCTAGGATTGATTGATCCTCAAAAATAGATAGCAAATCTTGCTTTTGTAGGTTTCTTTCCTCTAATATGAATTTCAACAATTCAAGTCCATAAATATCAGGTATTGGCTCTTGATTTTCCTCATACTCATAATTTTCTTCATACTCATAAATCAAAGCTCCTAAAACACTTAAATACTCCCTTTCTTCTATTGTCAATTGAATTTTATCTAATATGATTTTATCTAAAAAAGAACTGATAACTCTTTCCGTGTTTTCTAGCCCTTCCTTGTCGTAAATAGGACGAGGAGGGTATTGTTTTAATAATTCTAAGTATTTATTTGTATCAAACATAGTGTGACTGTAATCGCTGTAACTTTTTATCATAGGTCAAGTCTTTGATTTTGTCAATATGTTTGATTTTAAGTGGGTTGGGCTGGATTTGCACCAGCGTGGAATTAAATCTACAGATTTACAGTCTGTCGCCTTCGACTACTCGGCCACCAATCCTTGTTTAAATTTATCTTACTATAATTCTTAATGCTTGTCAATCATATTGGTTTTTGATTTTCTTGATTCTTTTGAGATTCTTGCAAATTAAGAAGTTGAAGCATTGCTTCTCCTGCGTCTTTACGCGCCATGTTACAAGTCCAGAGTCTTTGTTCATTGCGCTTGATAATGATAATTTTTGTATCAGAAACCGAACAAACTAAATCATTTTTCTGTTTTATTAGCTGATTAATAGCTTCTATTCGTTGCCCCTGTTCTAGTTGGGAAACGGGTTGAGGGTTTTCTCCATACTCTTGTGTGGAGAAAACAACAGCTAACATAGGATTTTCTAACCCCTGAAATTGAGGACGAATAATCTGCCAACTGAATTCACCATCAGGCTCTAATTCTCGATTCCAAATATTTAGAAAGGTTTCTAAATAACCTTCCAATCCTTTTTGAGTTTGACGGTTTTTATTAATATCACTGAAAAGTCCTTGATGCTGTTGAGGATAGTTTTCAACAGGTTTTACTGACTCACTATCTTGAATAGAGTAAGAATGACAAGAATTAAATGGAAACATAAAGGGCATATTGATTGCTATCAAGATATTAGGAAAGTTTAATAATTTGTTACAGATTAACTATATTAGATTTATTCTCTGTAAAAATTAAGATTACACCAAAAGGAATCTTTCCAAAAATTTATCAATTTTATATTTTTTTCAGCTATTAATTTTCGCCAAAGACGAAAATTCTCAAAAAAATTATACCATCCAAAAGGAACATCTTCTCTAAGGGTAGTCCAAATAATAGGTAAATAGCTGTCGATAGGTTTATAAAGTTTGTTACAAACATAAACATAAAAACCAAAAGACAAAGTGTAAAACAACCCTTTGGTGATTAACATAAATCCCCACACAGAAATTAAAAACAAATTCAAGATTAAGGTTATCGGTTTTATTTTCATTTTTGACCTTTAATAGATTTTAAAGTTATTACTATGCTAGTTACACAAAAAAGCCAAACATACCAAAATTTAAAAAGCAATTCTGTTTCTGTTAAATGTAAATGAATGAATCTAATACCGAAAATTATACAAGTATTAAAACTCATGATAGCAATCAAAAGGTAATAGTTTATTTGTTTAGTCTTTTTCATGTCTTATTAGTTTAATCTTTTTAGGTGTTCTATGTTACTTTACTACAATTAAAGTTATTTGTCTATAGTTTTGATAAGAAAATAAATTAAATTTACTTTTTCCGGTGTCAGTGTTTTGATTTTTATTAAGATTTTTACTAATTTATCCTTAAGTTCTTTTTTAGTGGGTTCTGTGTTAGTTGGTTCATAGATGAAAGTTTTGGCACTCCCATCTTGTTCTATTTTAGTCAAAGTGTATTTTTCCATGATCATAGTGCCTTCTTTTATGTGTAGGTTTATCTTAATATATCTAGCCCTCGATTTCTGATTCTTTGAGCAAAGTCTTTATTAAATACTTTTGATTTTTTAATCACAGTAATCTGATTGCTTGGCCAGTATTCTAGCAGAAAATCAACGAGTTCTATTGAAGTTGTGTGTATTCTAGCTTCTTTGCTGTATCCTTTTAGTAATTGGTAAAAAAGAAATAGTCCACTAAGCAGGTCTTTTTCAATTACCCAAAATACTAATCTAATTAATGTATTGCTAAGTCGCCAGTGTTTTAGAAGTTGGCATAGTTTTGTTTCCTCTAATTGCCAGTAACTGAAAAAATCCAAAACATTAGAGATTACTGGGTAGTCGCTTCTATTTACGAAGTCAGATACTAGAGCATCGATTGCTTCTAGAGATTGACACATCCCGATGGATGCAATCGATAATCCCTCTAATTTATATCCTGAGATAATTTGTAGCATGGTTTTAAAGTTTTGTTTTGTTTTCTTGCCTTAGTTTGCCTTGCCTTGTCTTGTATTTGTTTCCTTGCAATCTACTTAACAAGTCAAGCCGATTGTTACTATCCTTAAAGCCTCTATTGATTGCCATTAAGAAGCTCTTGCAATCTACTTAACAAGTCAAGCCGATTGTTACGGAATGACCGCAATTATACGAAAAAGCGACTAAAGACTTCTTGCAATCTACTTAACAAGTCAAGCCGATTGTTACGTTACCGATTAGATTGTGGGGATTGTGGACGGTTCCCTTGCAATCTACTTAACAAGTCAAGCCGATTGTTACCAAAAAACCCACCGACAGCGACACTCTAGCGGTTCTACTTGCAATCTACTTAACAAGTCAAGCCGATTGTTACAAAGATGACAACAAAAGAACAGTATTATCAGATTTTTACTTGCAATCTACTTAACAAGTCAAGCCGATTGTTACAAAACCCACCGATCCAGACACTTTAGCGGTTCTGGCTTGCAATCTACTTAACAAGTCAAGCCGATTGTTACCCAGTCTCCCAGAGTGTAAGCTGCGTATAGCCTGCGTTGACTGTTTGCGCGGGTTGCGAGTGGATCGACCTTTTCCTTGTTTTTTTCTTGGGTGTCACTGGCTCGGAGGTCAAAACCAGTAAGGTTTCGAGGGTTTCTTCGCCGAGTAACAATCGGCTGGACTTGTCAAGTAATTCCTCCTGCGCTGATTCCTTATCGAAATCCTTCAGAGGCTTAACTTCCCCGGTACAAGCCGGGTAGCTTCTTACGAAGTCTGCTTTCCCTAAGATGTTGATTGCGGCGGCCACATCTCTGGGTAAAGTACATCCACACTCTAAACATTTATGGGTGCGGGTTGATAAACTTTTTTTAACACGATTGCCACAGCGAGGACAATCCTGACTGGTGTAAGCTGGTTGAACTTTGATAAACTCTCGGTTGGGAGTTTTCATTTTCGTTTCAAGAAAACCGGTTAATTGCCCTAAACTAGCATCAGCAAAGGATTTATTTAATCCCCCTTTGGCTTTCGCGTTATTGCGTTCGTAGCCTTTACCGTCTTCTCTTTTTTTCGGTTTAGGTCGTCGCATTAAATTCTTTAAGTTGAGGTCTTCTACGGCTACAGCGCCATGATTTTTGACAATATCGGTACTTAGGGCATGATTAAATCCTTTGCGTTGTCTTGCTATTTTTTCGTGAGTTTTAGCAACTTTAGCACGAGTTTTAGCGAGATTTTTGCCGTCTTTATTTTCCCCTGCTTTATACTGTCTAGCGGTTTTTCTTTGCAGTCTTGCTAGTCTTTTTTGCTGTTTTCTATAGTATTTGGGCGGGTCAATTTGTTGTCCGTCGCTGGTACTAATTATATATTCTAGTCCTACGTCAATACCGATTGCTTTATCGGAATCAGGTAGATCATCTACTTCAAATTCACCAAATAGACTTAGATAATATCCCGATGGGTATTTGATAATTGATACGGTAGAGGCTTTTCTGTCACCCCATCGAATGTCTAAAATATTGTTGATAATCTTTAAATCGCCTAATGTTTTACTACAGCTACCTATAGATATTTTATCCCCTTTTCTAACAGCGCAATTGCTGATCTCAGAATAAAGAGATTTAATTTTATCTTCTTTTCTTTTAAATCTAGGAAGTTTCCTGTCTAAATTCTTTTTATCGAGTTTGGTGTAAGCTTTCCAGGAATCAGCAAGCTTTTTTAAAACCCCTTGGACAAAAGCCATAGGGATGTCCTTGCATAGCTCTGGACATTTTTCTTTTGTAATAC